CTATGACTTTGTGTGGCATATATTTAGCAAGCGCAAAATTTCCACCGTTTTCTTTATTCCAATACCAACAATATTTAAACATTCCAAGATTGGAAGTGATTAGGTTTGTTGTAAACGGTTGACTTGCTGTTAATACAATTGCTCCGTTATCTTTAATAATACGCTTATATTGCGCCCAAAGTGGTTCAAATGGAATGACCGTATCCCATTTACACGCTGTTGTACCATAAGGTAAATCGCAAAGAATCATATCTATGGACTTATCCGCAATATCTTTCATTAATTCAAGACAGTCTCCATGTAATAGTTTCATCTGATTTTATTGTATGTAATTATTCAGCTATAAAATTTAATGAATCCGCAAAAGTGTAACCCGTTGTATTTTCTTGACTCGAATACCCAGCAATTGTATTCCAGAGCCTCTGTTGCGTTTGTTTATTCAGGATAAGGTTTATTCCTGCTGAATACGAATCGGTGTCAGCACGACCCCTCACGTTAAGTAAAACGACATCATTAACACCTGTCACATTCCTGATTACATTTTCGAGGTCAGTCATCTTTAACGAACCGTCAAAGTTCGTGATCGATAGGTTTTGCAGGAATGAATTTAAGGCTGCGATAACATTTGCGCTTATCACTGCTGAATATTGACCCTGATAGTAAATATCTGCATTTACATACAACTTATCGGAATCCAAAGATACAACCGTGTAGTTTATACCGGCTGAACCAAGTTGATTTATATAACCTTGTGCAGCTGCTAATTCAGTAGAAGGACTGAGTTTAACAAACGGGTTTCCTTTAGCTACCTTGATTGTAACCTCATTTGATGCTGTTGACTTAACCGCACATGCTGTAATTATTCTTAATGTAACATCAATTAAAGGATAAACCGGAATAGTACCAACTAATTGTAAAACCTGCGGGTCAGTACTTGAATATTGAAAAGCAAACATTTGCGCTTGAATCCAAAGACCGGAAGCTGCTGCACTTTGTGAGGCTGTCTTTTCGAGACTTAATTTGAGTACGTCCATTAATTGCTCCAAATAGGCGGTGCAAACTGAAAAGATATAACAAAACAATCGCATCATATTTCGCTTGCTCCACTTGGTCGGGTCAATGGTTATATTGATAGCCGCAAAGGCTGCGACTAATTCTGTATTGATCTGGGTTTGAATATCGGATATAGACCTTGCCATATTTAGTTGTTTTTGCGCTCCCTGCGTGTTTCTTTTTGAATTATTTTATGTATTTTTTCCCATTTTTGTTTTGATTTTTCTAATTCTATCAAAAACGATGGGTTAGGTTGTGGAAAAAAATACTCCCAGTTAATCACACTCTTTTTTGGTATTTCTCTTTCCTTTTGCCTTTCTGCCATTTTATAAATAAATGATTTCAGTTCTTTCATTTGCTCAGGATCTAAACAAGAAATAACCGCCTGACCTTTGTTGTTAATCTCAAACAGTGCTGTCATTTTAATATTGTTTAACTGGTAAAATATAATCAGTTTGCGGTGTTTGTACCGGTACTCCACTTTCAACACTCATATCCATTGTCGTATCGGCTGTATTTATGAATCTACCCGCATTGTCATCAAATGGACTGCCCTTTGAGTCGATAAAGTTACAAACAAATTCAAGAATATATTCATAAAGATTATCGTGGTTTGGATCCTGTGATTCATTTGTACAAACCATAGGGCCGCAGCCAGTCGGGCAATAATTAGAAAGTCCTGGATTAACAGGATTATCGTAATTAGCCAAAATTTGATCTCTTAAATCAAAGATAATCAAATCCTGCTCAAATGTGCCATCTTGATTATAAAAGTCATGTACTAAATGAATTCTTATGCCTAAATCGGCAGTTCTTATTCCAAGTCCAATAGCTTCAAAATTAACAGGTGAAATAATCTCAATAAATGCAGCGGGTCGGGGCCAAACATAATCTTTGCCGTCTTCTAAACTCTTTAGTTGATTATTCCAAATACGGGAGTAAAGATTAACCGTTTGTTTATCCTGATTTACAACCGGAATAGCTGTGAGCTTGGTTAAAATATCCTGTATCGGTGTTTTAATTCCTGACATTATCTTTTAAATATTCGTGTAACAATTTCATCAAGTTTTTTCATTTGCATTTGAGTTAATTCAGTAGTTTGCCCAATAAACTGTCGTTTTTTCATAGTAAAAGAATGTTTTCCAAACGCTAATCCTTCACCACCTTCATTCTGAATTGCGGCATATGGCAAATCAACAACCATTCTTAATGTCCCGCTTCCTATTTCCGCTGTTCGTGCCATTGTTGCAACTGCCATTCTTAACGTTCCTCCCCTTTTCTTAAATCCCGCACCAATCAAAATAGGACTTGTTTGTCTCTGTAATCCTTTTGTCTTTGGATATTTGTAAGCATTCTCGTCAGGATCCCGTCTTTTTACTTCTTTCCATGGTTCGCCGTTAAACCCTTGATTTTTGAATGATTTTACAAAATAGTTCTGAGCCTGGTTTGCCAATAGCACAAGTGTTTCCCGTCGCATTGCAACAAGTTTCCGCTTAATGTCTTCAAATCCAAACTTAGTATCCATTTGTAATTAAGTTACAATTGTTATTTATTCGAGTTCACACGTGCAATTATATACCCCATCGATATAAACAGCTACATATTTACCACCGTCAAAAGATAATCCAACATAGCCATATTGGCCATATTGTTCATAAATAACTTTTAGTGCCTCTGCTAATTCCATTTTACTTCAAAGTTAACAAATAAAACGTATGATTAACAATTTGTTTCATGTCTGCAATGATATTATCCAAATCGGAATCCATCGGGTCGAGAATTGTCGGGATGTCCTGATTTAAAAATACCATAACACCGATCAGGTAATCGTTAACATTAATTCCTGTTGAAGCGGTAAACATCAAAGTACCTGGAATTTTGCCATATTTACCTTGATAGGTTTCAATGAACTTATCCGCAAGGTCAAGCCATGTTTCATATAGTTCATTTAGCGCCTTGTGTTCGCTGTAAGACGTTGTATTTAGGTGTAAGAAATGTATCTGATCTCTTACTTCAAATAGCTTCTGTAATGCTTTTAGTGGGGTCATTTCTTTTTTATTGGTTCAAATACAATGTCGTTCTTTTGGTCTGGTAGCGGTTTTGAGTGATCGTTTTCGCCTGATAGTATTTCGTTTGGAATATCATCAGGAAATGCCTTACATCCTCCGATAATATCATTGAAGTTTTTACACTTAAAACAAATTAAATCAACTGGGGTCATATTGCTTTAAATATAATGTCGTTTCCCTGATCCTTTAGCGGTTTGCTATGATCGTTTTTACCACTCAATATCTCCTTTGGTATTCCCTGTTTAAATGCTTTACATTTCCCTTCACCGATATAATTTACACATACCGGACATATCATTTTCGGTATCATAGCTTAAAGAATTTTGTTATTATTTTAACCGCCTCTTTGTTTTCTCCCCTTAAAAGAGAAACAATGCTTTCTGCAAAAAATTCTGATGCATTTTCCTGTCCATAAATAGAGACTGAATCTTTCCAAATATCAGAAGTTTCGTAATACGTCCTAAACTCTTTTATTAATTTATTACTATTCCCAAAATAATAATTATGCCCAGCTTCATGTGTTATTACGTCTGTTAACGATGTAATATTATATGAAGGTGTTTTCCCATTCATTAACTCTTTTATATTTTCGGCAAAATCAAATCCACTCTCATTTCCTTTTGCTAAATTAATAAATAATGAATCAGCTTTTCCGTAATTTGACTCCGACCTTAAATATTCTGCAAATGGCGTATCTGCCGTTTTATCACTTATTACTTTTATTTCTTTTACAAAATCAATATCCCTATATTCTCTGTTGAAATTAATTTTACTTCCAAATGATTTTCCGAATTTTGATTCAAATAAATCGGATGATTCTTTTATGTTATTATATGTATTTAGTTTTTCAGCTTCCTTTATATTTTCAGCAAAATTTATATTTATATTTTTGTCCGTTGCCCATTTTTCGGCTTCACTAATCGTTTTTGCCTCCCTAAATCCCTGCTTTCCTATTTCACTTTCCACGCTCGGAATCGGTAAATTAAAATTATTTTTTGCCAGTTCAATATCTTTTTTAGGAACGTCAAAATAAGGGTGTGACTGCGAGAATATCTCTTTGTCTTTGCCGGGGTTATACTTAAATGTGTCATCCATTTCAGCTGTGACCTTATCAAACGTTTCACTCTTTTCGCTTTCGGGCGTTAACTCCGTGTCTTCTTCTTGCAACATTATACATAAACAGTTGAAGTGGTTAGGACTGGCTACAGAGTCCCAAATTGGGTCATCTACTTTTGCAGTCATACCGTCAAGTGGTGCGCAAATATCGCAAGCATCGCCAATCGTAGAGTAAACCAAAATAGGGAGTAAATCTTTGTTTTTTTCGATCTCATTCCACTTGTTGGCCATTTGAGCTGCATGTATTGCGGTATTGTATTCAGTACGACCCCACGCATCATTAAACGTCTCAAATGATTGTTCGGCTGCTTTTGTAAACTCTCGCATTGTGGCCCTTTCCCCATCGGAATTGATAAGGAATGAACCCATTTCTTTTAATTCGGTATAGTTTTTCGCCGCTGAAAACATATACACGTTTTCGCGAAGTTCCTTTAATAATTCTAAATCCTTACCCTCAAACTTTGTAAGATCACCACCAAATCCAGAGTATAACCCCTTTTTAAGATAGTCGCTCGTTGCAATATATAGCGATTCCGGAATATTGTATTCCGTAATACTTCCATCAAAGATACCGTCAATCAGTTCTTTAATTTCTTTGTCACTATATTGCATTTTATCCATTTAATTTTGTTGCGCCTTTAAAAACTTAGCTGCAAACTTCTCGCTGCATTTCTGATTGACCTGAATAGCTGTCATGTTTTCACTTTGCATCACTTGCCCAATTCCATAAACCCTTACAAGTGCCTGCCATTGTTTTGCCGTTCTTGTTTGGGAATTAACTCCAAACGCTTGCTCAAACTTCTTTTGAGTGTCAAATAATAATTTAGGATTACTCAATAAGCCGGCTTTCAACTTTATAAGTTCCTTTTTGTGTCGTCTGGTTTTAAACCATAATTTGATAGCTTTAATCATGTTTATGCTTATTATACAAATTTTCAAGTTTGTTCTTAATTGAATCGGTCAAAGGTATTTTTGGAATCGGGACCGGTACAATCACTTCAGCAACCGGAATCCCTGTTTGATCTGTAAAGTATTTTGTATCCATTTGTAACCCGCCTTTTGTCATTTCAACAGCCTGCTGAATTACGGCATTATTGATTTCCATTATCTCGCTGTCATTTTTAAGAACGGCTTTTGTGTCCGGTGGAATATCAAAGCCTAATGCTCGCATCTTTTCAAATAACTGATCATTGACAATACTCGCAATAAAGGATCCATCTTCGGTTTGTTTTTCTTCCATTGCTATTTGTGCCGGACTCTTTACGTTATTGTTTCCGAGTTTGCCCGGTACGCTGTCAATAGCATCGGCATGACCTAAAATGATTTTACTGATTTTCTTTTCAAGTCTTTGTTCAAAATCAGTATAACCCTTGTAGCCAGTTCCACCGAGTGCCGTCTCTTTAAACTCAATGTCATCCAAAGGATCAATAATTGCATAACCAGACGAGCCCATTTGTTGTAAAGCCGCTTCAAGTGCGTCTCTTTCTTTGCCGACTGAAGACGTCTTACCCACTCTGTATGGTTGTGCAAATAGTTCTACAAAGTCACCATTAAATCCTAAAAGGTTTCTAAGGTAAATCTCGTAATTAGCTATTTTATAAAGCAACCCATATCCACATTTTGAGCTTCCAATTTCGTTATAGGTAGGAATCCAAATGACCCAATCTTTTACTTCAGGATCGTCCATAAACTGAAGTCCTGAGAGGGAATAAACAAACCTGGTAATATTTAATCTGTCTGGTGATATATTCCACCGTCTTACAATGTCAATATCCGGAAACTCATCATTTACCACGTTGCCTAAAGAAATAAGCGTATATCCAAAAGGAATCGCATCCATTGAATGATTAATGAATTTATTAAACCAGGGTTTATTTTGACTTTGGCCTTTTATAGAGTTTAAAAATATACCAGTCGTTTTGTCATCTGTTTCCCCTTTGCTGTCTACAAATTCCCACTTTCTTAAAAGTGTTAATGCTTTACGTTTTGACCAACACGCCGTAACATGGCCATTTAAAATCGTATCAATATAAAGTTTCTGAAGTTTAACCCTGTGAGGGTAAAAAGCAAGCTCTGCCTCCGTTACACCTTCGCGCCATGACTGAATATC